ATGCCGAAACAGATACTTTTCGAAGGAAAAGTATCTGTTTCGGTCGTTTTATATAGATACCCTTGCCAGTTCCCAACGGGCCGAAATGACAGTTTCATATCGTTGAAACCAAAAGTTTCACTTGCTGAAACTTTTAGTTTTACGAAAGGAAACTAAAGGTTTTCCTTAATGAAACCAATTATTTTCCCAATTAAAACTTCTCGTATTTAGCCTCAAAACTAAAAGTTTCATGCTGAGAACTAAGATAATAGCCACTTTTACGATTCACCCAATAAATAGGAGGCATCATCTTTTAGAAAGATTGGAAAGCGTGATAGATGGTTGTAACGTTTTTTATCTGTCACGGGTATCTATCACGCTTTAATTGATTTATAATCAAAACAATACACCCATTTGCGTGATAGCATGACAGATGTTTTGCCAAAACAAACTTTGTGAAGGAACAAAAAATCCCCGGTATTATTCACAAGGAAATACCGGGGACTCTTCAGAAAAAAACAATCAAAACTTATAACCAGCCAGGGTTCTGTGTCAAGCCACCTTTAGCTCTATCCATTTCCGACTGGTCAATTGGAAAGTATCTGAACTTCTCCGTCCAACCTTTGTTACCTAAAATCTCTGTTCCTTTATCGAAACGCAGAATATCAAACCAACGCTGCATTTCATCCATAAACTCATACCCACGCTCTTCAAAAAGAATATCCAACAGCTCCTGTTTGCTCTTTCCGGCCAAGTTGATACGATGCTCTTTGTCTTTGAAAGCGCGGTCTCTGACCTGGTCGAACCAGCCTTGCGCATCGGCACTGGCAGTTCCGTTGATGCGTACATCAAGCTCCACAGCCAGCAGCAAAACATCGGCATAACGGTAAATACGCCAAGAGTTATAATAGTTATCCGTAGGATTCACCGTAGACGTCGTCTCCTTTCTCGGATGAATCTTATAGTGCCCCAGACCCTCGTAATTTTCCTGCTGGTCACTGACTTGGAAAGCACTTCCTGCCGGTAGTTCACCTTTGGCCACCATTTCTGCCACTTTTT